TTGATGCTGGTATTGCAAAGGAATGTGCCCGTTTTGTGCTTCCACTCGCAACACCCACAAGAATGTATATGACGGGATCAGTTCGTTCATGGATTCATTACATTGATTTACGTTCTGCTAATGGCACCCAAAAAGAACACATGGATATTGCAGAAGCATGTAAAAAGATTTTTGTAGAACAATTCCCGACTTGTGCAGAAGCCTTGGAGTGGGTCTAAATAAATTCATATCATTTAGGAGGTGAAAATTTTGGCAACATATCCCGTAGTTCATAAAGAAACTGGTGAACAAAAAGAAGTAGTTTTGAGTGTTTATGAATGGCCTCAATGGTGTAAAGACAATCCTGATTGGCACAGAGATTGGTCGGATCCATCAACTTGTCCCCAACCTGCCGAAGTTGGAGAATGGAGGGACAAACTCGTAAATAAGCATCCGGGATGGAACGAAGTCCTTGATAAGGCATCTAAGGCACCTAAAGCAAACGTCAAAAAAATCTAGAATGGCAAGAAGAAAAAGAGCATCTGCAAATGATCAACCAATTGGAGTTGGTTTGACTGCAAAACAAATGAAAAAGAAAAAACCCATCAATTCGGGTTATTTGATTGATATTGATCCTCTTAATGATAATCAAAAAAGATTATTTGATTCATATGCAGAACAAAAGCACTTAGTTGCATATGGATGTGCCGGAACAGGAAAGACCTTTGTCACCCTCTACAATGCATTAAAGGATGTATTAAGTGAATATACTCCTTACGAGAAAATATACCTTGTCAGATCTCTTGTATCGACTAGAGAGATTGGTTTTCTACCTGGATCTCATGAGGATAAAGCTGACATTTATCAAATTCCATACAAAAATATGGTGAAGTACATGTTTCAGTTTTCTAATGATGCTGAGTTTGAAATGCTTTATGGTAATCTAAAGGCACAGGAAACAATCAAGTTTTGGAGCACATCTTTTCTTCGTGGAACCACACTTGACAATGCAATTGTTATTGTTGATGAATTTCAAAATCTGAACTTTCATGAACTTGATAGTATTATCACTCGTGTTGGTGAAAATACCAAGATTTGTTTCTGTGGTGATGCTCGTCAGTCTGATCTGAACAAGGCAAATGAAAGAAATGGTATTGTAGACTTTATGAACGTCTTGCGTAAAATGCCATCATTTGATATAATCGAATTTGGGATTGATGATATTGTTCGTTCTGGTCTTGTCAAAGAATATCTCACTGCAAAAATGGAATCAGGTTTTTAATGTTTAATCATGTTGATCTAGACCTCCCTAATCTTGAAAGAGAGACTATTGATGGGGTCCGTTATTATAAAGTTCCAAATGAAGATGAACTCCTAAAACTGGTCTCCATCACTTCGGTGACCAGTCATTATAAAAAGGATACATTTGTAAAGTGGAGGCAGAGAGTTGGTGTAGAGGAGGCAGACCGTATCACCAAACGTGCCACAACCCGTGGTACTGACTATCACACTTTAGTTGAGCACCTTCTAAAGAATGATGATCTTCCTGAGGTTCCACCGATTTCTGATTTTCTGTTTAAAATCTCTAAAAAAGTTCTAAAAAATATAAATAATATATACGCACTTGAAAGTTCGCTATATAGTAAGCAGTTGGGAGTTGCAGGAACCGTTGACTGTATTGCCGAATATAACGGTGAGTTAGCAATAATTGACTTTAAAACTTCAGCAAAACCAAAACCACGAGAGTGGATCGAAAACTATTTTGTACAATGTGCCGCATATGGTTGTATGTTGTATGAACTGACTGGTATTCCAGTTAAAAAATTTGTAATTATCATGGCATGTGAAAATGGAGAATGCGTCGTCTATGAAGAACGAGACAAATCAAAGTACATCAAACTTCTTACCGAATACATTAGAAAGTTTGTTACAGATAAATTGGAACTCTATGGAACCTAATAAAGAACTAGAGCAGGCAATTCAAAGTAAATTTTTGACACCTTCTAAGTTTGCAATCGAAATTGAGAAGATTGTTGCCGAAGAAAAAATCAATTACATTGATGCAATCGTACACTATTGCGAACTTAATGAACTTGAGGTAGAATCTGTAACTAAACTTGTATCCAAACCACTGAAAGAAAAACTGAAGTGGGATGCTACAAGATTGAACTTTATGAAACGTACATCGAGAGCAAAGTTGCCTTTATGAAAGTGACCCCCTTTGAAACCTATCAACATTATTTGTCACTCAAAAATCATTTTACAAATCCAAAATACGACTTCTTTAAGTACGGTGCGAAGACCCGTGCCAGTATAACTTCTTTCAATAAAAGAAGAGATAAATACTGGTTTGAGAAAACTTCCCGCAAATATTCTGATGATGAAGTCGTAGATTTTCTTGTATCTAATTTCACTGCAGCAAGTAATCCACAAAACTTATGGATTGGAGAAATTATCAATTCTGGAGAAAGGACTTACTCCGATTGGAAAAGGAGGAGACAGAGTTCGACTTACTTGTTCAAAGAACAAAGCAACGAATTACTCTCGAACAACGAATTAGAGAGTCTATTCGATTGCTCGAAAGGACATCCAATCCTATTAAAAAAGTTTCTTGGTGGAAGCATAAGTCTTGAAACTCTAGTAATTTTTGATAAGATCTTCTCCTTCAGGGAAAAGTTTGATAAGAAACTTGATGACCCAGTGTGGGAAACCGTCAGTTTAAAAATACAAAAGTATTCTCCATTTCTAAATACTGATGTGTTCAAATATAAAAAAATTTTACGGGGACTTTTAGATGGGTGAGTTTTTCAAGTCTGATATCATTCAAGAAGAATTGAGTGAGATTAATAGAATGCAAGAAAAAATCTACGGAAGTCTTTTGACTTTTGGTTCGATGACTAGTGAAGAAAAACTTGAACACATTGAAATGTTACAGAATTTGCTTGAAAAGCAAAAAGTAATGTATACTAGGTTATCTCTTTCAGATGATCCTCAAGCAATTGAGATGAAAGAGAACCTTCGCAAATCTACTGCTCTGATGGGTTTCCCACCAGAGACTGATATGCAATTTTTATTTAATAGTATGAGTGCTACAATCAAATCTCTCAAGGATTATATTGACACTTGAGATTAACATTGTTATACTATCTAAGTAAATCTAACAAATCCAAATTAATCCGAGGAAATCCAAATGTCTTTTGCTGATCTTAAGAAGCAATCTAAACTGGGCTCCCTGACTCAAAAACTGGTCAAGGAAGTCGAAAAAATGAATAATGCAGGTTCTTCAGGCGATGATCGTCTGTGGAAACTGGAAGTGGATAAAGGTGGTAACGGTTATGCCGTTATTCGTTTCCTGCCTGCCCCGAACGGTGAAGATCTGCCGTTCGTCAAACTGTACTCCCATGCCTTTCAGGGTCCTGGTGGTTGGTACATCGAAAACTCCCTGACCACTCTGGGTCAGAAGGATCCTGTGTCCGAATACAACACGATGCTGTGGAACAACGGCACCGATGCTGGTAAAGAGGCAGCACGTAAGCAGAAACGCAAACTGACTTACATTGCTAACATCTATGTTGTCAAAGATCCTGCCAATCCTGCCAACGAAGGCAAGGTGATGCTGTACAAGTTCGGTAAGAAGATCTTCGACAAACTGACTGCTGCTATGCAACCTGAGTTTGAAGATGAGGAAGCAATCGATCCGTTCGATTTCTGGCAAGGTGCCAACTTCAAACTGAAGGCAAAGAACGTTGCCGGTTATCGTAACTATGATTCTTCTGAGTTTGCACGTCAGGATGCACTGCTTGAAGACGATGATGCAATGGAAGCAATCTGGAAGAAGGAATACTCTCTCGAAGAGTTTGTTGCTGCCGATCAGTTCAAGTCCTATGATGATCTGAAGAAGCGTCTTGATTATGTCCTTGGTATCAAGGGCACTCCTAAGTTCCAGGATCAAGAGAGCATTGATGAGGAAGAAGAGTTCCGTGAGGTAAATCGTGGCACTGGAAATTCCAGTGTTGATCGAGGATTCAATGATCCCGATATCACCCCCACATTAAAAGTAGAAACTACAGTTGACGATGATGATACTCTCTCGTACTTTGCCAAACTGGCAGAAGACTGATAGAGATGGGGGAGGAAAACCTCCCCTTTTTTATTGACTAATAACTCTAGTATTTTCCGTTTTTATTAATTTATCATTTACATATTCTGATGATTGTCCATAGATCATAATATCTCTCATGTCATTAATAAATTGTTGTAAATATCCTGGTTTTAGTAAATAAATTGAAGATTTTTTAGTATTTTCTCTCGACTCATATTCATAATTGGTGATTGCATCTCTAACATTATTACCACTCACAGTTACTATAGTTGTATCATAGTATTCTACTTCAAAGTCTTCATCAACAACTTTTCCGGCAGGAAGAATTAGTCTTCCTTGAGAATCTCTTACTTCTTTTGTTTCATAGTGATGAATTTGTGAAAGTCCTGTAATTCCATACTTATTTTCTGCATACTTATAAAGATCACGGTTTGATAGAGGCCATTCATTTTTTACGTTAATAATATTTGCCGTCATTAGAACAACCCAGTCGAGTTCTGCATCACCATAAAACTCTTCGGCAACAGTATCAGGTCTTGCACCCTCTACAATTTCATATTTCTCAAAGAGTGTAAACACATTTTGTAAGTCATCACGAAGTTTGTTTCTTCTGAATAAATTTTTGACTAGCAAATAATTTTGAGAGGAATTGCTTCCAGATAAAAAAGATTGATATTCTATGTTTGGTAGTTCTCTGAAATAACCCATTTTAGTATCCTACTCCATTTCCTGCAGAAACATCATCATAATCAATGTCATAAACTGGTTCAATCTCTTTGAAAGTTAAGTCCATTATCATGGATACTGGTGTACCATCATCATATGTTGCATATGTTCCATCGGCAGTATAATTAACACTAATATTTTCAAGGAAACACTGCTTAAACTTATTTAAGAACTTATGCTCACCGTTTCCTTGACGATATCTCAACTGAAAAACATTTGGTGTGCGAAGAAATGTATTTCGAGCACCTGCTTCATTAATTTCCTTATTGCCACTACCAACTTTTGGTGACATGCTTTTCTTAAAACACCTTATAATATTTTTTATTTCTCCTGCTTCTTCTGGACCTCTTGGGGTCATCTTAAATGAGAATCTAAAAGATCTCAAAGTTGGTCCATTAAATAAGAGTTCGAGATTTGGATTCAAGATCTCACCTTCCGTTCTTGCCAGTATTTGATCTGGAGTAAT